GTGAATACGTATTATTATGAAAAAAAAATACCAATTCCCCATCCGTACGAAATGTAGGGGAATTGGATAAATATTCGTATTTTAATAATGGTTTCTAGCATCACACAATTTATGTTTAACTAATACATCATATCTTTTCAATATATCTGCAAATTGAATGTTGTATTCTGTGATATTGTCAAAACGATATATCAAGTCTATTATCATAACAACAACATGACTCATTTCTTCTGCCAAGTTGCTACGTGTTTTTTCATTATAACCGTACCGTATAACCTTGCTACATGCTTTTATCAATTCCGCACACTCCTCCATTGTTTGATTTAACTGTGCTTTATTGCTTATTGCAATTGCACCATTGACAAACATTTTTTTCTCTTCTGATAATAAAATAACTTTCATAATCTCTCCTCTTCTCTAGTTGTTTTTCGATTTCTTCTACATTATAACATAATGATGTTTGCATTGCAAATATATATATGTTAAACTTGTCAAAAGGAGGTATTCAATATGACAGGAAAACTCTACATATCAGAAAGCGAGTTCGATCGCTTAAACTATGCAGAACAAAGATCATACAAGTATTGTACAATATGTGAACAATTCTATGTGTATGATTATCTTAAAAATGGTTGTGAGCATTACGAGCATGACCCTAGGGACTAGGAGGTTAAATGAAAGAATTAAGAGTGCAATATATGTTTGAGGGTAAATGGTATGATATAAGCTATATTCAAAAAATGTTGTTATGTAAATATAATAACAATATGGGTGATGTAATAAATTATCTTCAACACTGGTTACCAATTGCAAAAGTTAGATATCTATGGGAGGTGTAACACATGGCATATGTAGGAGGTAAGCGACCAAAAGCAAAACTAAAATTTGACAAGGTTTATTACACCCCAATTGGAGCAAAAGAACTAGGCAGAGACCCGAACACTGGGGAAGTTGACAAAAGTGTTATAAGGAAGGAATATTCAAGACTACGTTCTATTGCTAGAAAACGTATAGAGCGACTGTCTAAATCCGAGTGGAACGATTCACAAATATATTTACAAAATAAAGACGGATTTAAAACATTGAAAAATATTAAATCAGACCGTGAACTACGACACGAATTTTCACAATTAGCGCGTTTTGTAACGTCAGATCGCGGAAGTGCAAGCGGACAAAATAAAATAAGAAAAAATACAGTAGAAACGTTACGGGATAGAGGGTATGACTTTGTAACAGTGAAAAACTTTAGAGAGTTCGGGGAGTTCATGGAATATGCGCGAATGGCAACCGCCAATCGTTTGTATGATAGTGAAAGAGTGGCGAACGTCTATGAGTCGTTAGAACGTAGAGGCGCAGACCCGCAAACAATGAAAATGGCGTATAATGCATGGAGAAAAAACCAAAAGAAAAAAGCGAAAGTGCAGAACAAACAAAAAAGAGATTCAGAACAATATAGAACAGCATTGGAGTAGGCATGAATGAACGCATAACGATAGATAAATTTGATTTCGAATGGTTCTCTTCTATTAAAGTACAAAAACGTAACGTGGGGAATCCTGGAAGTCGTAGAAAAATAAAATATTTAGATATTGTTACGGCATTTGATATTGAGACTTCAAAAGTGATTGTTGGACACAATAAAGATGGAAAACCAGATTGGCAAAGTTTTATGTATGTATGGGCGTTCCAGTTTGATGAAAAGTACACTGTTATTGGCAGGACGTGGGGAGAGTTTACATTTTTTATGGAAAAACTCACAAGCTATATATCAGACAGTGTGCAAATGGTTACATATGTGCATAACTTGTCTTACGAGTTCCAATTTTTAAGAGGCATATATGATTATAAAGCAGAAGAAGTATTCGCAATAAAAAAACGTAAAGTGTTAAAGGCAAACATGCATAAAATAGAAATGCGTTGTAGTTACATGCATAGTAATATGAGTCTGGAAGTATATACAAAGAAAATGGGCGCAAAACATGTAAAATTGTCTGGTGAAGATTTCGACTATAAGGTTGTTAGATATCCTTGGACAGATTTAACACCAATGCAATATGATTACGTTACACATGATGTGTTAGGTTTAGTAGAGGCTATAAAAATTGATATGGCGCATGATGGAGATAATTTATACAGTTTTCCTTTAACGTCAACAGGTTATGTTAGACGTGATGCAAAAAGAGCAATGCGCAAAGTGTCTCATAAGTTTGTAAAGAATCAATTACCAGACTATAACATATATCAAATGTTAAGAGAGGCATTCAGAGGAGGCAACACACATGCTAATAGGTATTACTCTGGAAACATATTAAAAGGTGTTAAAAGTGCAGACATTACAAGCAGTTACCCTGCAATACAATGTAACTGTGATTTTCCTATAACAGAGTTTACACACATAGGCGGTTGCAAATTTAATGATCTAATGAGATTGATAAACGTTAGAAAAAAAGCGGTAATAATGCGTGTTACAATGACAAATGTCAGACTTATAGACAAGTATTGGGGTTGTCCATACTTGTCACGCGACAAGTGCAGAAATATACAACCATATATTGATGAAAACGGAGAAGAACAGAAAGTAGTATATGACAACGGTAGAATACTAAAAGCAGGTTATGTTGAGACAACTTTTACTGATATTGATCTGAAAATATTTCTAAGTGAATATGATTTCGACGACTTTGTAGCAATTGAAGTGGCACACGCTAGATATGGAAAATTACCACCATCATTGGTGCAGGAAACTATTAAATATTTTGAAACTAAAACAAGTCTTAAAGATGTTGAAGGACAAGAAATATTTTATATGAAAGACAAAAATAAGCTAAATTCTATATACGGAATGATGGCGCAAGACCCTGTTAAACAGTCCATAGACTTCATGTATAATGACTTTATAGAGCAAGAAGAAAACCCAACCGAACTATTAGACAAGCATAATAATAGGGCATTTTTAGCTTATCAATGGGGTGTATGGGTGACAGCATACGCAAGAGAAAGACTAGAAGAAGGCATAAGGCTTGCAGGTGATGGGTTTGTATACTGCGACACTGACAGTGTAAAATATTTAGAAAACATTGATTGGGAAGAATACAACAAACAACGTGTAGAAGATAGTAAAATATCTGGTGCTTTTGCAACAGACCCAACAGGTAAAACACACTACATGGGAACGTATGAGTTTGAGGGTGAATATGAAGATTTTTCAACATTAGGTGCAAAGAAATACGCATTTGTAAAGAAGGGTGAGACAGAGTTAAAAGTGACAATAGCAGGAGTAACCAAAAGAAAAGGCGGTAAAGAGTTAGAAAAGCATGGAGGTATTAAAGCATTTAAAGCAGGGTTTATCTTCAAAGAGGCAGGAGGGTTAGACGCTATCTATAACGACAAACCAACTTGCGGATACTATGAGGCAGAAGGACGTGAGGTGTTGATCACAAGCAATGTAGTACTTAAAGAAGGAACTTACACATTAGGCATTACAGCAGAATATGAAAGATTGTTAGAAATATCGGCAGAATTGTTTGACATTTAAAATGACATCGTTTATACTTAGAGAGTAAACAAAAACAAAACTAGACAAGCGAAAGCAGAAAGAGGTAAAAATGAAAGTATTAGCATGCACACCAAAAATTGAAAAGAACGAGTTGTATGAATTAATGTCACCACTAGAAAGTGTCAACATGAGAGACTGTGTAGATGCAACTTTAAAGGTAGATAGTTTCTGTATCTTTGAAGAAGGTGAAGATTTTCAAAAGTCAAAAGTATTGTCAATTAAATCTGGTGATGTTGTAACAGTAACAAACAGTAAAGCGTTCATCAATGAGTTTGAAAAAATCAAAACAATCTTTGGCGAAGTAAAAGCAATCAAAGTTGTTGGTACAATTACAACATCTGGTTACACCAATTTAACTTGTAGAATGGGAGGACTGTAAAAATGAGAAAAATTGTTAAAAAATTAAGCACAAAGACTGTTGATGTATTGGTTTATGATACTGTGGCAAAATGTGAAAAAATTGTAACTGTAAACATGTTGTCAATTGATAAAGTAACACCAATTCCAGAAAATTGCGCTTTCATTTCAAAAACCACAGTTTCAGTTAGCAACATGCGTTACACAATGACGCCACAGGAATTCGTTTTACATGCAAAAGCAGAACCAATTGCTGAAACAACGAAATAAGATCAAAAAGGCGGAAATTATTTTTCCGCCTTTTTCTATTAGGAGAAAAATATGAATATATATCAAGAAAATGGATACATAGATATTAGAAAAATATTAGCATTAATGATTTCATTTATTTTTATAATTGGTGGTCGTGGAACTGGTAAAACATACAACGCAGAAGATGTTGCAATAGCAGACGATATAAAATTTATATTGATGCGTAGAACACAAACAATAATAGATATGATTTCAATGCCAGAGTTCTCACCATTTAAAAAACTAAATGCTAACAACGATTGGGATGTAACAATAAGAAAGATTACTAAAAATCATGGAGGCATATATAACAACATAGAAGAGGGCGGACCACCAATAGGTTATTTGTGTGCATTGTCAACAATTAAAAATGTAAGAGGATTTGACGCAAGTGATGTTGAATTGTTAATATATGACGAGTTCATACCAGAGGCACACGACAGACCAATAAAACATGAGGCAACCGCGTTGTGGAATGCTTACGAAACAATTAACAGAAATAGAGAGTTGGAAGGTGAAAAACCGTTACAACTTTTAGCACTGGCAAACTCTAACGATTTGGCAAACCCAATTTTTATGGATTTGGGAATTGTAAGAATAGTTCAAAAGATGCAGAAAAACGGTCAAAACTGTTACATTAATAGAGAGCGCAACTTGGCAATATTTGATCTTGGCGATTCTGAAATATCAGAAAAGAAAAGCAAAACAGTATTGTATGGATTGAAAAAAGGTTCTGATTTTAATAAAATGTCATTAGGTAATAAATATACAAATGAGATTGCGGGCAAAATAAAATCGCGATCATTGAAAGAGTTTCGACCAATAGTGATGGTTGGGGAACTATGTATTTATGAACACAAATATGATGGAACTACATATGCGTCAACACACAAATTTGGCAATCCGCCAACATTCGGGTTGGGTGATGTTGATAAAGCAAGATTTAGACGTGAATATATGTGGATATGGGATGACTATATAAGAAATGAAATGGAATTTGAAGAATATTTATGCGAAATACTCTTGAAAAAAGTGTTTATGTAGTTTATAATAATAGGTAAGAGGGTGGGTTTGGGCAAGCAAACGCTCGGAAGGCGGTCCATATCCTCTGCGGGAATTGATTACCCACCCTACTTTAATTCCGAGTAATAGAAGAGGAGATAAAATGGATTTTAAACAATTGATGTCACTAGTTGACGCGGGATACACAAAAGAAGAAATAAGACTTATTAAATCGGCAGAAAAGCCTGCACCTGCACCAATACCACAACCTGCACCTGTACCAGTACCACAACCTGCACCAGTACCACAACCTGCACCAGTACCACAACCTGCACCAGTACCACAACCTGCACCAATACCAGTACCAGTACCAGTACCAGTACCACAACCTACACCAATACTTACACCAATAGATGCGATGATGGCGCAAATTGAAACCTTAAACGCCACCATTCAAGCAAACGCAATTAATGGTACTAATTTACCACAAAATACAGAGTCAACAGATGACATACTGGGAAGTATCATAGACCCGGTAACACCTAATCTAGAAAAGAAGTAACGGGGAGGACGAAATGTTAAAAATGAACTTACAATTTTTTGCATCAAATGAATTGTCGTTTAATCAAGTTTCAACAGTGTTAAACAGCATCATGGAACAAGCCACAGGGGAGACCGCTTTAACACCAACAAACTTAAACGAGTTTGTAACGGTTGGACAGAAAGTTTTGAAAACTGGTTATGACAACACTTTAAACGCAATAAGTCAAGTGCTTACAAAAACGTTTTTTAGTGTTAGACCGTATGAGGCTAAGTTTAAAGGACTTGTAGTAAACAACCAACGTTTTGGAAATATAACTAGAAAACTATCTATCGCGGATAGAGAGTTTGAAGATGATGAAAGACAATTGACAGTTGAAGGAGAATCAATCGATCAATATACGGTTAAAAAACCTAACATTTTAGAATTAAATTTTTATGGTTCTAATGTGTGGCAAGACCATTACACAGTTTACAAAGATCAATTGGACAGAGCGTTCACAGGACCAACGGAACTTGCGTCTTTCTTGTCAATGGTAGTTTCAAACATGAATGATAGAATGGAACAATCAAGAGAAAACTTAGCACGCGGCACAGTTGCAAATTACATTGCTGGTAAAGTTACAAGCGCAAATGGAGTTATAAACTTGATAACAGAGTATAACGCTAAAACAGGTTTAACTCTAACAAAACAAGACATTTACAAGCCAGAGAACTATAAAGACTTTATGCAATGGGTTAATTCAAGAATTGAAACACTTGCAAAACAAATGGGTGAGCGTACTCAAAAATTCCATATCAACGTTGTTGGTAAAGAGATCAAGAGACATACACCACGAAATAGAATGAAGATGTATCTTTTAGCGGATGAAAAATATGCTATAGAATCAAGAGTACTTGCAGACACTTATCACGACTCTTACATGAAACTTGCAGACAATGAAACGGTAACATTCTGGCAAGCGATTGACACGCCAGATTCTATTGACGCTAAAACAATTTATCTTGCAACAGATGGAACACTTACAACCTCACCAGAGGCAGTGCAAGTTGCAGACGTTATGGGTGTAATGTTTGACGAGGAGGCAATGGGCGTTACTTATGTAAATCAATGGATTATGCCAACACCATTTAACGCGTCTGGTGGATATACAAATTTCTGGATGCATGAAACTAAAAGATATTGGACAGATTACACTGAAAACGGTATCGTTCTATTACTTAAGTAATTCACAAAAGGACGACCATTCGGTCGTCTTTTCTAATAGGAGGTAATATGAGTTTTCCAGTAACGTTTTACGAGTTCCCAAAGAAAACAAACTCTACAAAACAACCAAACGCGGGAACAACACCAAAAAAACTTTTTACAGATGTCACATTGAAAGACGATACAGACATATTAAACCCAACACTAATTATTAAGTGGGGAGAGGATTTAACATTTACACCAAACTATGTTGAGATTGCCATTTTTAATAGATTTTATTATGTTGTTAATATGGTGTGGATAAAAGGACTTTGGCACATACAATGCAAAGTTGACGTGTTAGCAACATACAAAACAAAGATTGGTGAACAATCATTATATGTTACCAGAAGTTCTGCACAATCAGATGGTAATATTATTGACACAACATATCCTGCGGAAGGTGTTCCAACAATTACAAACCAACTGTCAACATCACCTTGGAGTTTAAGCCAAGACAACGGGTATTGCTATGTTGTAGGAATTGCGGGAGAGTCAACAACATTCTTTGCAATGACATTGTCACAATTGCAAATATTTTTACAAGATTTCGTTTTAAGTAATTCCTATTGTGATGCTATATATGGTTCTACTGCATGGTTGACTACATATCCAGAATTAAAATCTTTAATGAACCCATTACAGTACATAGTGTCAATAAAATGGTATCCGTTTGAAATAAGCGGGGCAAGTGTGGACAATTTAAAATATGGTTGGATACGAGTAAATGGTTTTACACAGTTAAGAAAAATAACAAACTTTCTAAATGCAGAATCACAATCAACAACAATCAATAATAAACACCCACAAGCAGTGGCAAGAGGTTCATATTTAAATAACACTCACAGCACATACCGATTGCTATATCCAGGATTTGGACAAATAGATTTAGATAGTGCAATTGTTTCAAAAAGTGCCTCATTATTTACAAGTGTTATTGTGGATGTTAGGACAGGTGAAGGAACGTTATATATTGAAGATGATTCTTTATATGAGTTAAATCAAATAACTTCAATGATAGGTGTTGAATATCAAATAGGGCAGATAACAAAACCAGGTTACGGTTTTGGTCAATACATGCAAACAAGTATGTCTGCTTTTGCAGATGTTTTAAGCTTTAACTTTGGCGGAGCAGTCAATAAGGTTGCGGGAGGAGTTGGAGATTATGCAAAGTCACAAGTTCCAAGCATAAGAACAATTGGAACAAACGGCGGAATCAACAATTTGTTTGGTGTAATATCAATACAAAGTGAATTTAAATTACTGGTTAGTGAAGATAACACTCGAAAAGGTAGACCACTATGTTTGATAAAAACAATTAACACATTGACAGGTTTCATACAAGTTGACAAAGCAGACATAGACATTGCAACAGCAGAAGGAGAACAACAAGAAATAAGATCATATATGGAAGGAGGTTTTTATTTTGAATAGTAGTGGTCCATACTCATACAGCTATATAAATGCTGTAAATGCGACAATATCACCATCAACAATACACGTTCAAGACGCATATATTACACGTTTCTTTGCAAAATATTTGTTACAGAAAGCTATATCAATCTTTAAATGGAAAATACCTAAAACATGGGATAAAGATTATTTTTTATATTCACTATTCTGTTATGGATACATAGCAATTGTAAAAACAGACAAATATGGAGTAATACCGCAACATTGCACATTGTCAGGGTTTGACATATTTTATAGACCAACAAACGCTATGATAACAAACCCTCTACTTACAGGGATAATAAACCCTAGAATAGGTAAACAATGCACACTGTTAAAGTTACAACCAGATTACGGTTCTATAACAGACTTGGTGAACTATTATGCAGGCATGATGGCTTTATCTTCCGAAACAATTATTACAAACCTAATTAACAGTAAACTTGCTTATATAGGTTTTGCGGATGGAAAAGCAGATGCAGAGTCTATAAAGGCAATGTTAGATGGTGTTATTAGTGGTGAACCTGCGGTAATAATAGATAAGCGTGGTAATAGTCAAAAAGATGCTAGAAAATGGGAAGTTTTCAACATGAACTTAAAACAAACTTATCTTGTTTCAGAACTACTAGCAGATATGAAAAAATTCACTAACATGTTTTTAACAGATATTGGAGTTGGTAACGCTAACACTGATAAAAAAGAACGTGTTGTAGTGGCAGAAATAGAGTCAAATAATGAAGAAACAACAACAATGGCTGAATTGTGGCTTGAACAGTTACAAGAAAAAAGCGCAGAGGCTACTAAGATGTTTAATATTGAAATATCGGTTGATTGGAGAGTTAAACCAAATGAAAAGGGTGAGAAGACTGGAAAAGATGATGCCAAAGGAGGTGTAGACAATGAGTGACACTTTAATATCAATATTTACTCTCTATAATTGGGACAACACAATATTTGATAACATGACTATACCGCCAGAACTAGACAAAGACATATTAGTTGACAATCTTATTATTGAGTTGGCAGAGTTTGGGGTATTGTATACCGACCCGGATTTCATGAAACTTATTATTGAAATGTGGTCAAAAAAAGAATTGAAAATATGGCAGGATGAATATAACACTACCATTTTAGAGTACAATCCTATTGAAAACTATAATAGAACAGAACTAAGTACCGATACTGAAACACGCGCACTAAATAAAACAGGTTTGGAAACAAGAGCACTTGCAAGCACTGGTGGTGATGTTACTGTTGTAGATAGCGAAAACAATAGAAGTGGAAACGATCAACAAGTTAAAAGTACGTCAGCATATAATGAACAGGCAAACTTTACCGACAGAGAGAAAGACATTACAACATTAGGCACTAAAGAAGAAACTGACAGTACGGTAACTGTAACATTAAACGGCACTGACACAGGCACAGTAAACAATACAGAGGCGGACAATGGAACAGTGACAACTGGAAGAGACGCCAACATGAAGGGTAATATAGGCGTTACAACAACGCAACAAATGATCGATCAAGAACGAAAGTCAGTAGAATTTAACATTTACGACTATATAATAGCCTCATTTAAAATGAGATATTGTATAACAGTATATTAGGAGGGAATATGGGATTATTCGATAACAAAAAATACCCTTGGATAAACATGCATGGTATGAACCTAGATTGGATTATACAAACAGTAAAAGACTTGTTTACAAAAGTTGAAGATTTAGAACAAGAGTTTGAAGATTTCGACAACACTTATGAAACAAAAGATAATTTAACAAATGTACGTAAACTGTCAAATGGTGCAGACTTCACAGGCACATGGTTTGGTTCATTACCGGCAGACATTCCACTACAGCTAGCGTCTTACGTTAATGTAAAAGAGTATGGCGCGGTTGGTGATGGTGTAACAGATGACACAGTGGCATTTCAAACAGCGTTTGACTTAAACAACGGCATGATATTTATACCAGATGGTGCGTATAGAATGTTTGATGAAATAGACGTACAACCAGACACAAAAATTGTGCTAAGTGGAAAAGCTATAATCAAAGTAGATGACACTTTCCCAGTAGCATCAAAACTGTTTAAGTCGGAAGGTGTTGCAGGAGTAGAATACACAATACAAAACCCTGTAGAAGGTGGCTATACTGTAGATATGTTACTAGGTGAAGAAAACAACTTTGCAGAGGGCGACCTTGTAAAGATTGGTTCTAGCGATTTATATGATTCTCTACAAACTGCAACACAAACTGGCGAGTTAAACTTTGTTCAAAGTGTTGAAGTTGGACAGATCATTTTAAAACATCCTTTACAAGATCAATATACAACATCACCATTCATTCAAAAGATAACGCCAGTTGAAAACATTACGTTTGAAGGTGGAAAGATTGAAGGTAAAGACTTAGCATCAAATGACACAATCGGAATATTCTTTCAGAGAGCAATAAACTGCCATGTTGAAAATGTTAGAACTGAAAGATTCGACTTTGTAGCGGTTGGGATTGAAGACAGTGTAGGTTGCACAGTTAGCAAGTCTAGATTTGAAAAGGTTGTTTCAAACTCAACAGGTTATGCTATTTCATTTAGAGGCGCAAGTCAAGACTGTCAAGCGTTTGCAAATTACTTTAAAGACGTTAGACATTCACTCTCTACAAACTCGCCAGGTGGTGAGCATGGTGTAGTAAGAAGAATAAACTTCCACGACAACGTGGTGTACCGATCTGAAAAAGCAATTGCAGGCAGTGGAGGTGACGCAGTAGACACCCATGGGGCGTCAGAAGATGTTAAGGTTATTAACAATACAATCATAGGCTCAACCAATACCGCTATAAATATTGAGGGTAGAAGTTGTGAGATATTGAACAATACAATCGATGGAACGTCGGAAGGTGATGTTTTAATAAATGTTAAAAATGTTACAGACAGAACGGGAGAAGTCATCATTTGTAAAAATAAAATCAAAGGTGGCACAAAGGGTATTAATATTAGCCCTGCAAAGAACACCACAATTATTGGTTATGATTCTATTTCAATTGAAGGTAATACAATCAAGAAATGTACTTCAACAAACATAGATGTTAACGGTTTAAGTTCTGTAATTAAAGCGGAAAATGTAACAATAGCAAACAACAACATCATAAGCGATGCAGACGATTGCATCTATTGCAGAAGTATTGACAACTTGGTAATAGAAGGCAACAACTGTAAAATGACAGCAGACAGCACAAACTATGTAATGTATCTAAGAGACATAGCAACAGGAACAATCAGTACTAATGTGATGAACGCAGACGTTGAAGGTGGCAGAGGTATTTACAACCAGACAAATGACAAGTTAACATTCGTTGGCAACGTGTTCAAGAACACTAAAACAAGTGGTAAATCAATCTTATTATCAGACGACTGTAGCAACATTTATGCAAGAGGTAACAACTTGGACAGTCTAGTACAATTGGGTGCAGGTGTGAACAATGATTTAGGTGTTGAAGGATTGTAGGAGGTTCTTATGGAAAGTAAAGTTATTGACGTTGTAGATGCAGTAACAGAAACGGTAAAGTTTAAAGGAGGTACAAGCGTGACAGAATCAATTGTAGTAATCATGATAACAGGAACTGTCATTTATTGCACTGTGAGACAGATAGACATACCACCATTAGTGACAACCGCTTTCGGTATTATTATGGGATGGTTGTTCAAAAGAAATGCAAAAGGTGACGATCATGAAAAATAAACAGAATATGGACTATATGGTTTTATTCAAAGAATCTGGTAGAATAGTCAGGATGAATGGGAGAGATCACCTCTCTCCCAACTTTCAAGTTTGGGAGTTTGCACATACTGGTTGTGAGATTGTATTAGTAAATGAGACATTGCTAAGAGGCTTGCAACATATTAGAGATAAGCGTGGACAAATCAACATTAGAATACTAAGAATCATATCGTTTAATGAGTCGCTACCATATGCATCAGAAGATTCAGAACACCTATATGGTGATGCAGGGGACATTGACTGTCCTTCATGTACAAATGAAGAATTGGCACAGGATTGTGATGACACTTTCGGTTATCATAGCAATATAGGCATCTATGAGACACACGTACACATAGGCGTGAGAGGTTTCCACAGAAGGGCGGTAATGTAATGGGCATGAGTGATGGGTGGCAAAGGTTACTAAGAAAACTAGAAGAACGTGCAGAGGCAATGGCAAGTTATATAAGTTTAGAAGTGGAGAACGAGGACTTGGGAACGTTAGCACAAAATGTATGGGCAAGTCCTACAACTGCAATACTGTTTGGAAACTTACCACCTAAAAACTTTAGTTATAACACGGGCAATATTGTTTATACTGGAACAAAAAAAATACGTGTTGATATGATGTCTATACAAAGCGTGTTAGTGGCAGGAGGTAATCAGGGAGAGGCAGAGATCACAAACGGTTTTAATGGTACACAATGCGAAAGCGGTCGCATGCCTGCAAGTTCTGCATTTGGTGGTGTGATACCGCTTGATACTGTTTGTACATTTGAACTAGAACCGGGCGACACACTAGACTCATTTACAAGACAAACCAGTGAGGTTGGTGGTGCTAATGTAACGATCGTTAAAGGTGTCTATCATGTATGGGTTGTGGACGTGTTAGATTAATTACAATAAAGTGTTGACTTTCATATACCTATTTGTTACAATTATACTAACAATAAAATAACTAACTAGGAGGCGTTATGAAAGTGTTTATTTATGCAACATGTGAAGATTGCGGTACATTGAACAGAGTTGAAGTTAAGGTTGCTACAATAGTTGACAAGTTTAAAGA